TCTACTACCCATAGTCCTTCTGGTCTAGTCGGCGGGTTTCCACCACAGACCACCCGGCATCTCTGTCCCTTAGTAACTGTCCTGTTCCATGCGATAATGAATTCATACTGGGATCTTTCAAAGTCTGATACCTCATCGAAGTAGTACAGATCTCTTGGGATGCCCTTGTACTTCTGCTTATCCTTCTCTTCGTTGCATCCACCTAGGGCTACCAGTTTACCGTAGGGCCTACGCCATACTCCGGCTTGAATACCACCCCAGCCGTCTCTGTTGCCTATGATCGCTTCCATCCTATCTACCAGTTCGTTCACCTCTTTACTGGTGCGTCGTAGTATCAAAGATCTTGTGTGCGCTGTCAGGGCTAACCCAATTCCTAGATCTGTCTTACCCCCTCCTGCTTGTCCTCCATAGAACAGCTCATCCGCCTTGCAGAAGTATGCCTCGGTTTGTGGACCGGGGTTAGGAACCCATATCTGTTCCTTAACACTCTCGTTAACCATTGCATTGAGTAGTTCCTCTTCTTCTGCAGGAACCCCCTCTAGTACGTCGAGTATCTCTTTCAGGCTATTCACTTACACCTGTTCCTGACAATTTAAACTGTCGAGTGGACGTAACCTATCTGCATCCCAACAGCAGTACCGCTTCCAAGCGTACAGTTGAGAGCCTCGTTGGCTGCCGTCTCAAACCAACCATTGGGGTTGTACGGCAACACTAGGGACTCCAATGTCGCAAATCCCATCAACGGCATAATCGCTGTAGTTGCTGAATTGAACTGTACGGTGTTAGCTCCCCCGGCGCAGTTTAATGCCAGCCATACCACTCTGATCTTGACGTTGGCTGCTGCTGCGGCTACTAGTGCTTGAGCGCTTCCTGTTGCTGGGTTAACGGTAGCTATTATCGTTCCGCTTTTATGTCTTGCTATATTCGATCCTGCCATAAGTTATCTCCTTTTAGCCTTGCGCCAACATATATGGCTTCTTCTTCTTAGCTGGGACCGGCGGTCTTCCTCGTTTCTTACCGTATGTACCTTTTCCTTGGGGCATATTATTTCTCCTATCTATATGTATATTCAGGGAGGGACCCTCGTGAGAAGGCCCCCTCGCAAGTGGCTACTTAATTAAGCAGCACCCCCAACAGCAGCCCGGTCCATTGATACGTATATGTAATCAACGTCTAGGGTATAAGAATCCGTACCACTCAAGTTACTGGTGTATACGACAGGGCATAGATCTGTAGCTGGAGTAAGTGCTCCTGTCATAGCTGTTCCAACAGGAAGTCCATTACGGAAGAACTTAGCCACACCTAACACGTCTATCTCGACTCTTAGTGTTTCATAATCAGCCGCAACCGGAGAAGCTGCTGAGTCTTGTTCAGTCGCATCTGTGTTAGCAGCTACACCTACCATTCTCCAAGTGTCAGTGGTAGCTGCTGTATCGAACATCCAGCCTACTGCATCTGAAGCGTTAGTCGTGAATGTAGTTCCGCTTAGTGTTACTGGAGCTTCAACTCCGGTAGCTACATCAGTGAACCCTACAAAGGTGTAAGCGTTAGTGATACGTGAGTGTTTGATCCTTGTTTCAAATACAAGGTTGTCATTACTCGCTTGCCACTGTAGTGCGCCGTTTACGGTTACCGCATCAGCAGCTACCCCGGAACCTGCGTTACCAGTAGTCAACCGAGCAACTCCGCCTATCCCACCAGCTAATATAGCTGCTGTTGCTTGAGCATCTGATCCTTCTGCAGATAGCCAGTTATCCGTTGATAGTGTATCCCCAACGAAGTCATCTAACAGTACTGCGGTGTACGGTGAAGGAACTAGGAACTGATTGCCCTTTGATCCAACTCCTAAACCTTGCTTGGCTAGTACGTTCTCATTGTGATCCACGCCTAACTTACGTCCATATATGTTATGTAAAAATGCTGTCATAATTTAATCTCCTTAGTTACAATTGTAGAATTCCCTTGTACTTCCTCAGTTGACACATCTACTGTGTCTTCTTTAGCTCTCAATGCGCTGTTCAGCACGAACGCTAATCTCCTACCCTTATCGTGTAGTGACATCTCTGCCATCTCGATTGGTCCTCCTCCCTTCCCGGTTACTTCATGCTTCTCACTCGGAAAGAGTCCTAGGACCTTGGATAACGATTCGAGCGCAGGCATCTTCGGTATGAACTTATACTTGAATGTTCTCCTGAAGTTCTTGTCTGCGCCTTCCTCTGTGTAATCAAAGCCAGCGATGCATGCTGCCATATCATCATCTAACTCATGTATATCTTTAGCGGTACCGTCTTCCTTAAACATTCTCCTTGGATCGAAGTACGCTATCCGGGCATACTCCTTCAAGTTACGGTTCTCGGTTATCTTCAACTTCCGCGCGTCTGCCTTCCTTCTTCTCTCGATCTCAACCGTTACCGCGTACTCTCGAGGTATCGTGCTGTTGGTATACCCGGCAGCTCTCGCGGCCCGGGAGGCATTCATATCTACCATGTACTCGTCGACGTACTTCTGGCCTTTCGCTGATATCGGCTTAGGTTCACGGTCCTCACTAATACTAGGAGGTATCAGGTCGTCGATGTCAGTATCGCTCATAAGCCGACAATATCGATATATCGCGCATATATCAAGGCTTTGCTGTACCAGAAGAACTGTCCTCAGCTACCCGTCGTCGGGAACGGAGAACTGACGATATGTCACGGTCTATCGAGTCTAACTCCTCTTCCAGATGTCTCAAGTGTCTGCGGTCCGGGATCGTTGCCACCCATCCTTGCTGTTCTGATATATCTTTGTAGAGCACATCTCGCTGGTTCTCTAGACTCGTAAGCAGATTCTCATACACTACTGTCAGGTCACTGGTCCCCTGACCTCGGTTAATCTTCTCCCGGTACGGCGGGAACATCGCATCTAACACTTTGTGCAAAAATTTACTCATACTATTACTCCTAGTTTATCGCTCGGCTTTTCGCTGTCCGTGGGCAGCATGTCCTTCTCGTGCAGTATCGTTCTGAGGCCCGAGGACCGCAGCTCAGAACCGTAGCTAACTTCCCACAGTGTGTCATCAATTAGTCCTAGTAGCTGACCTTGGACCGCAGTTACCTTGTCTCTTACCATCAGCCACGTCATGAATTTATCTCCGGTCATCATTAACATCTTATCTCCTCTGTTAGATTACTATGTCCCTAGCCTCTTGTACTTCTCTTTCCGCGCGGCAGAGTCATACACTCGTGCCCGGTGTCTGTTCCTATTGGCCCTCGTTCTCTTCCCATCCTCTACCGGGCCTTTTCTATTCTTGTACGCTTGAGCCCGGGTATTGCACTGCAAATGGCTATACGCGATGTTATCGACATCAAAGAACATCTTAGCCGCCTCCTCGTGGTTCAGCCAGTCTATCTTGTGCTCGATGCTGAACGTCTCCCGGGTAAGCGCTTCCTTGCATCGGTAACAGGTATGCCCTGCAGCAATAGCCTGACTGAACAGGAGATCCTTTGTAAGCCGGTAGTATGCGTTTGAAAAGCTCTCGCCTAGTATCTTTGTCTTCCTCGCGTATGCCCGGTATCCCATATACTTCCTTTAAGAAGTTAGTAGCGGACCTGCCCCGAGCGGATGAGATACCATTCAAGGTCGTACCCATCGTTACCCGATACAGGCCCTATTACTATTGTAGGGTTACCCGGTAAAAGATCAAGGTGTACTCGCCTTGATCATCCCATTCAAACTCCCGGGCTGCTTCAACCTCCTCATGTTCACCCAGCGCTGACATAACCCGGACATTCATCCAAGGTGGCACTGGCATCTCTCTCCCCTCTTCGGAGAAGATGAAATCATCGCGGTCCACGGGCATCCATGATGTCCACTTATCGAGAACCTTCATAATATATCTCTCCGTAGAGTAGTTAAAACCGTGAGCAGCTCTCTTGATTATCACTAGCCGTGCTCATCTCTCTCTCCTTATAGAGAGAGAGAGTGAGCGAGCGCTGTGGATATGTGCGTTTTAAAGAGCAACATCAATAACTTACCCTATTTCCTTATCGCTCATTTGCTCACTCACTAAAAGAGCCAGGAATTGATAGCCTTTTTCCCTTTATAATCAACGACTATTAGAACCTTTTTGTAAAAATACCAAAAACGCGCTCTTTTGATTGCTCACTTGCTCTTTTGGTAAAGAGCTCACCTCTTTATTTCCTCTGGCTGCACGTCAGTTATCATCCCTTCGAGACTCCTTACCATATCCTTTTTTAACGCGGCGTTTAGTGCCCTATCAACATTAGAACGCTTCAATTTGCCCTCATTGACCATAAAGTCTACGAGTGAGTTGCGATCCGGGTAGAACTCATCGCGTTTGTACATTCTCTTCAAGAATTTTACGACCCGGAGTTCCATCTTGCCCACCTTATCAGGCATCTTCAAAGGCATATCCTCAGTGTGCGCGATAACACAGCTCTCAACCATCGCGTCATCCTCGTCGAATCCAATAGGCACCATCTTTAGCCGGAATCCAAGTTCCTGCGACTCACCACCGTCTCGCAGCTTGTTCACTACTATTGACCGGAGGTCCGCGTTCCGCACTATCTGTAGCTGAAAGTCCGCTGCACCCAGTAGTGCCGATGAACCCCGAGCGCCCCGATCTTGATCTTTGCCTGTGTGATGTACCAACAACACAGTAGCATCTGTCTTCTCATTTATATAACGGCAGTTAGATAGTAGTAGTGACATATCTTCTGCAGCGTTCTCATTTGCTCCCGGGCTTGCACTGGAAAGAGTATCAAACACAACGATCTTGATCCCTCCAATGTTGTTAATTGATTCAATAATATCGAGCACGTCATCCCGCTTAGAAAGGTTAACGTTTTGCGGCGTGATGTATAAAGGCGGAGAGTTGGACTCATCTATTCCCCTGTCCACTTCATATGCTTTAATTCGGGCGCGAATGCCGTCCTTCCCCTCAACCGCGAAGTACACTACACCACCCTGCTTGACGGGGAACCCACGCCAATTTTCACCGGTAGCAATCGCATACATGAGATCGAGAACCATGAATGTTTTGCCTCCTCCCGGGGGACCGATAATCATACCCACTTGAGACTTGGGTAGAATACCCTTGATATGCCAAGGGATTAGGAACCCTTTCGCCGCGAAGTTGTGGGCCGGTTCTAAATTAAACCGAGACTTCCTGCGCGGAGGTATTAAATCATCCAGACTAAAAGTATCGCCCACCACTGCTGGTAGTGTAGTAGTAGGAACTACGGGCTCAAAGTCGTTAGCCACTAGCCCCAACTCCATCAGGTAATCCTCGGTGTGTCTTTCACTGCAATGAGCATGCAGACAGTAGATGCTGGGCTCATCGTATCCATTAGTATGTGCTGGGAAGTAGGTAGTCGAAGTAATACTGCCTTGGGAACTGTGCTCATGCTCGAACGGGCAGGTTATATGCACTCTCCCGTCACTCTCGGTATCTAACACCATGTTCCTGTCCCGGAGCGTGTTCAGTAATGGATCTGTGTTGTGAATTGCCTCCATCTTACTTGCCCGGGGGAGTTTAGCAGGCGCAGATGGTTCCGTCGCAAACTCCGCTTCGAGTAAATCCCATACCGCTTCAGCCTGTGTCATAGTAAGTGTCGGGATGTCGATTTCATCACTCGGGTAACCAGACTCCCATTGGTATCGCTTTCCGCCAGTGTGTGTCCCGGCTGCCACCCACTGTTGCCCGGTAGCTAACCACTCGATTATTCCGTGATCACACTTGATGATCCGCTTACCATTGCCCGTACTAATAGGTAACTTGAAGGGCATTAGAAACTTGGATGAGTCTTCCCGGAACCGGGTAGGAAGGCCATTCATCTGCGCTGGCCCCTGCAGGAATTGTTTGACCTTATAGGATAGTTCCTTATCTTCGATATCCACGTCGAAAGCGTTACATCCAACGCCCCGGACGCACAGGCTGTAGTCTGGCTCGTTCTGCCACTTTACGAGTTCTCCGGGTGTAGCTGACTTATTGGTCCATCCTTTGATACCGCATACTTTTCTTCTACTGTCGTATAGTGAGGGGAGCTTACCCATCGTGGTGACCTTAGAATCGGGTGATATGGAAGCGTGAGGGTTAGCTACTACTGGGAGTAGATAGTCCGAGAGTCCGAGTGTTTTATTGAACAGCACCCACTCATCTGGGGAGGCCCCCCAACGAGGTATTTCTGACATGGAAATGATCTCCGGTTATTAAATAAATAAAAGTACCTGCATAAGACTACTC